GTCATATTTTAATGCTATGTAACCCATAGCCAAAATAGAAGGTGTTAGTAAATGTCAAGAAGAAACCGAACGGATAGCGAAAAAGGTTTAAAAGAAATCTATGACGGTGCGCAGATTGTAATTGATCCGCCACTGAAGATTAAACTGGGTAATGGTGTTCGGCCTTACTGGGATTTGCTAGTAAAATCTAAGGCGGCAAGAGCATGGCAAGAACAAGATTTAATTTTATTGGTTGAGCTGTCTCGCAATCTATGTAAAACAGAAAAGCTTTCGCTGGCACTACTAGATGAGAGTGAGATTATAGAAACCGCGCAAGGTGTTAAGGCAAACCCAAGCTTTGGTGTCCTTGACCAGTTAGTAAAAAGGGCGCGTATGATTTACGCAATGCTTCAAATTCATCCAGAGGCCACTCAAGGTAAATCTAATAGACAGGTAGACCAGAACAAAAAACATTCTAGCGCTCGTGATGCCATTGATGAGGACGGTTCGGATGACTTAATACCACAACCAGGAGCCAGCCATTAAATGTTAACCCGTGGTGAAAAGGTAATTAAATTTATACAGACTTACTGCCTTGTACCGGAAGGAACTTTGGTTGGCCAGCCTGTAAAGCTCGCACAATTTCAAATTGATTTCATCCTTGAGGTTTACGATAATAAATTTGTGACTGACACTGCCATCCTTTCAATTGCCCGAAAGAATGCGAAGACGGGCACGATTGCTTTTATTTTATTAGCTCACACTGTTGGGCCGGAAGCTAAACAGAATTCGAGAATAATTTCTGGGGCTATGAGTCGAGATCAGGCAGGGGAAGTTTTCAACCTTGCTGCAAAATGTATTAGACTTTCACCAAAATTAACAGCACTCACTAGAATTGTTGACTCTGGTAAAAAGATTATTGGCCTTCCGATGAATGTCGAGTATCAAGCGATTAGTGCTGAAGGTAAAACCGCCCATGGTAAAAGTCCAATCCTTGCCATACTTGACGAGGTTGGGCAGATACGCGGGCCACAATCTGACTTTGTTGACGCAATAACAACGGCCCAAGCAGCATACGAAGATCCCCTACTAATTTACATTTCAACTCAAGCCGCAACTGATGCGGATTTTTTCAGCATCCAGATTGATGACGCATTGAAAAACAAACCACAGAAAACCGTTTGCCATGTTCATGCTGCAGATAAAGACGGGGAAATATTAGACGAGAAGCAATGGTTTAAAGCTAATCCCGCCCTAGGTTTATTTCGATCCATGAAAGACATGAAAAAGCAGGCTGAAAAAGCAAGTCGAATGCCTAGCTTTGAAAATACATTTCGTAACCTAGCATTAAATCAGCGTGTTTCTACTGTGTCGCCTTTTGTTTCAAAATCGGTATGGATGGAGAACGGCGGAACTATCCAGCCAGATGACGATTTTTTATGGTATGGCGGCCTAGATTTATCGGCAAGAACGGATTTGACATCCTTGGTTTTAGTTGGTGAGAACATAGAGACAAAACAAGTTTGTGTTGAATCTTATTTCTGGACGCCCTCAAAAGGTTTAATGGATAGGGCTAAAACAGATAGACAGCCTTATGATTTATGGGCCAAAGATGGTTATATTACGACAACCACAGGCGCTACTATTGATTATGATGATGTAGCTAAAGACATCCATGAGATTATTGATGGTCGTGATATTATTAAAATCGGCTTTGATAGGTGGCGCATAGATATTTTTAAAGCATCATGTGAAAGGTTTAATATTGATTTACCACTTGAGCCGTTTGGACAAGGGTTTAAAGATATGGCCCCAGCAATTGATACACTTGAAGCAATGCTATTGAATGGCCGAATTAATCACTCTATGAATCCAGTGTTAACCATGTGCGCAGCAAACGCAGTGACATCTAAAGACCCAGCGGGAGGCCGAAAACTTGACAAGCACAAAGCCACTGGGCGTATAGATGGTATGGTGGCGTTGACTATGGCCTGTGGAATGTTAAACTTAGCTGAAGGCGAAATAGAACCACCTTCCCCATGGGAAGATGATAATTTTAGCATATTGGGTTAACTATGTTTTGGAATAAAAAAGAAAAGCGCGGAATTGAAAATCCTAATGTACCAATGACATCTAAAAACATGATGAATTTTTTTGGCATGGGGTCGACTTCCAGCTCTGGTACTGTCGTCACTATTGAAGGTGGCCTAGAAGTTCCTTCTGTTATGGCAGCAGTTCAATTTTTATCTGGTACAATTGCCAGCTTGCCTTTGAATGTCTATCAGAAAACTGATAACGGACGGGAAAAATTACAGTCTGGATTACAGAATATTTTACACGATGCCTACAATGAGGAATGTACTTCCTTTGATGGTCGAAAATACTCAATGGAAGGCGTTTTAACTGCGGGACGCTCATTAACTTATATTGAGCGATCAGGGCAGCGAGTAATAAATCTTTTTAATATTGATCCATCAAAAGTAACTATTCAAACAAACGGATTCAAAAAGCAGTATGTTTTTAAAGGTAGTGACGGGCAAGAAACAATCTACCAAGCCAGTGAGATTATCGACATTCCGTTTGCCTTGCGTAGTGATGGATTAACATCAATAAGCCCTATCTTAAATGGTAAAGACGCCATTGGCTTGATGATAGCCGCAACAGACTACGGTGCTAAGTTTTTTAATAATGGTGGTGTGCCTCCTTTTGTTGTTACTGGTAAATTTGAAACTGGCAAAGCAATGAAGAGAGCTAGTGACGAATTGCATCAAGCTATCAAATCAGCGTCAGCAGAAAAAAGACTGGCGTTAACTTTACCACTTAATCATGAAATTAAACCGATTGGCTCTACACCAGAAGATGCTCAGCTAGTTGATGTTAAAAGATTTCAGATTGAAGAGGTGGCCAGAATTTATTCTTTACCTCCTGTATTCCTACAAGATTTAACGCACGGTACTTTTTCAAATACAGAACAGCAAGACTTACACTTGGTTAAGCATACTGTAAGGCGTTGGATAACTCAGATTGAACAGGAGATGAATTTAAAGTTATTTGGCCGTGACAATAATCAAGTCTATGTTGAATTTAATTTAGATGGTTTATTGCGTGGTGACTTTTCATCTAGGATGGCAGGTTACGCCACAGCGATACAGAACGGAATGCTTAAGCCTAATGAAGCAAGGGCTTCTGAAAACCGCCCTAGTGACAGTAATGGCAACGATTTATTGATTCAAGGGGCAACGGTTCCACTTGGTTCTCAACCTATGCAGGATAATCAAAATGTCTAAAGAATTTAGAGCAGGCGAAAAAGCAGAAACAGAGAATGACAGTGATATTTTAAAAGTTCGAGGATATGCAGCAACCTTCGGAAGTGAAACGGTTATTGGCGGCGCTTATAAAGAAGTAATTGAGCGCGGCGCATTTACCAAGGCTGTCAAGAATGACGACGTTAGGTTTTTGGTGAATCACGAAGGCTTACCACTTGCCAGGACAAAATCAGGAACATTAAAACTTTCAGAAGATGAAAGAGGTTTATTTATTGAAGCTGATTTAGACTTGAATGATCCAGATGTTCAGAAGATAGCCTCAAAAATGAAACGGGGCGATTTAGACGAAATGAGCTTTGCTTTCAGTCCAACAGTTGAAGAGTGGGACGACTCAGGCTCTATGCCTTTGAGGCGATTAAAAGAAGCTAATTTGTACGATGTAGCAATTGTTACATACCCAGCGTACAATGATACCTCGATAGGCATAAGAAGCCTGAATGAATTTAAAAAACAAAAGTATTCTAGCCAGCCAGTGACGGCTAAAATGCGAATGAAATTAGCACTAGCTGATAAACTTTGAGCGGTTCCCGTGATAAGTGTCCTATTTTTTACCCTTGGACAAGGTAGCTTTTAAAGGTTGAACTATGTTTACACTTAAAGAAATGCGGGAAGCAATGGCCGCGAAAAATGTTGAAGCTCGTGCAGCATTGGCGGAAATTAACGAAAAAACAACTGAAGACCAAACCAAAGAAATCGAGGCTCGTTTTGATTCTTTAATGGCTGACAGTGACAAACTTGCAAAAGATATTGAGCGTGAAGAGCGTTTGAATGAAGCTGAAGCGCGTTCAGCAGAAGCAAAACGACCTGTTGTAGCATCGGTATCTAGTGGACAGCCAGAAGACCGCAATGCCAAGCCTAAATACCCAGAAGTATTTGAAAAGCAATTACGTCACGGCGTAACTGGTTTAAATAAAGATGAGGTGCAAGTTTTAAAAGAAGCTCGTGCCCAATCTACTGGTACTGACTCGGCTGGTGGTTATACGGTTCCTGAAGGTTTCAGCGGAGAGCTTGAAAAGTCTTTAGCTGTTTGGGGTCCAATGTGGGACGGCGGCGTAGTTCGTGAAATCAGCACAACTAGTGGTAACGCTTTACCTTGGCCGACAGTAGATGATACCTCCGCTCGTGGTCGCATTAAAGCAGAGAACGCTTCTGTTGATGATGACGGTACTGACGATGTAACATTTGGCGAGAAATCATTAAATGCCTATGTTTATGACACTGGAATGGTTCGTATTCCTATTGAATTATTGCAAGATTCAGCATTTCCAATTGAGCCTTTAATGGCTGATTTCTTTGGTGAGCGTCTAGGTCGTACAGCTAATGACATTCTTACCAACGGTACAGGCTCAGGACAACCAGAAGGCATTGTTGTTGGTTCAAGCTTGGGTAAAACAGCAGCAGCGGTTGCGGCAATTACTAGTGATGAATTAATTGATTTATTCCACTCTATTGACCCTGCTTATCGTGCTTCACCTCGTTGCCGATGGATGTTTAACGACACAACATTAGCGGCGATTCGTAAATTAAAAGATGGTCAAGGTAATTACTTGTGGTCTATGGGTGATGTAAGAACTGGAGAGCCAAACATGTTCTTGGGCAAGCCATATTCTGTTAACCAAGCTATGGATGATTTAGGCACTGGTAACAAGCCTGTAATCTTTGGTGATTTCTCGCGTTATGTTGTTCGTAAAGTTCGAGCATTTGATGTGATGACTTTACGCGAACGTTATGCAGAAAACTTCCAAGTTGGCATGGTTGCTTTCAAGCGCTTTGACGGTAAATTGATTAATAATGCAGCAGTTAAGCATTTAATTAACGCTTAAATATAAGCCCCTTCGGGGGCTATTTTGGAGTATTTATGAAAGTTAAATTGTTAATTAGTCGTGTAGGAAAAGACTTTTCCCAAATTTGCGGCGAAATTGTGGACATTGATAATGCAGAAGCTTTGCGCATGATTAATGCCGGCCAATGTATCGAGATTGCAGAAGTAGAAACAGCGACAGCTAAAAAGAAAGTTGAGAAAGCACAAAAGAAAAAGGCTAAAAAATGAGTTTACTCTATACGACAATAGCAGCGGCAATAAATCCGGCAGTTTCAGTTGACGATTGCAAATTAGATTTAAGAATTGAATCAGGATTTACTATTGATGACGTTTTAATTTTGTCGTATATCGAGGCCAGTTCTAAATTGGCTAGTGAAATTACAGGCCGTAAAATGATAAGCGAGACAATCAAATATTCGATTGAATTAGCTGAATCAAACGGAAATGTAACTTTGCCATTTACACCAGTTTCAAGCATTACAGAAATACAATATTTTGATGCCGATGACGTTAGCCAAACTTTGAATATCGCGGATTTTTACCTATATAATTTTGATGATAAAAGTGTATTGTGCCCAAAAGAAGGTGTTGTGTGGCCAACTGTTAATGACAGGCGTGACGCTATCAATATTACATTTATTACAGGCTATGGCCTTAATAGCAGTGATATACCCGTGACAATCACAAGAGCTATCAGATTATTAGTAACACATTATTATGAAAACCGAAATAATACGATTGTAGGGTTTAGTGTTAATGAGATTCCATTTGCTATTGAGACTCTATTGAATACGGAGCGTTTGGGATGGCTGGCATAGTATATCGACCAGACGAATTAGATCAAATAATACAGTTTGAGTCTGAAGTTTTAACGCCAGATGGCCAAGGTGGTGAGACAATCACAAGAGTTAATACTTTGGGTGATATTTGGGCAAAAGTTAAGCCTAAATCAGGAGGCGAAAGAGAAAACTTTGACCAATTACAAAATCCTTTTACATGTGTTTTTGTTGTGCGTAATCGGTCAGATATAAGCGAAAAAGATTTAATTATCTGGGATGATGAGGAATACAATATCAGATCAATTCCAAAGCGTGGCAGTCGTGTTTTATATCTT